CAAATTCTTGTACCATGTTCATGATTACTCCTTGTTATTGTTATTATTGTTAAAAATTTAAGGAGGTGCCTATTTAACTGATAATCTCGTATGTAACCACCCGAAAGTCAGTTGATCTGACACCCCCTTAATTATAGGGCATTGCCGAAGCAAGGAAGATGCGGAGTTCCTTTCTTATACTTTATTGTAGTTGTGGGTATAAGATGACAATGCCCATAAATTATCAAGCCTTTAGCCTTTTGAGCTAAGTTCTCACAAGTTCTCCTCTTCCACCAATGCAATGCATTGTGCTATTAATACGCCCAATATAGTTAGCACAAGTTTCTATAGTCATCATACCACTTTTATTGTTTGCTTAGGTTCACTCCAATAGCATTATCGTGAGCCCTTTCGGTTTTACTTGTTAGGCTTGATTACATAATTCTAGAGCCGCTTTTGGTTACAAGGTAGCGGCAAACCTTGATTAGCTACTTCATCTCGCCCGAGTCCGCCCCGACCATTTTGTTTCAGATGGTTAGGCACTCTATGCCGGCAATTAGAATATCTCAGTTAGTATTTTAACTATCGCTAAATGGTGATTTTAAGAAATTTCTCATCCCCCTAACTACATAATCCATGAATTGAGGTTTATATACCCAAGCTTTATACGACTCT